AACCTGCTGGAGGACCCTGTATTTGATTAGTTATTGATAATGTTATTGTATAGAACTTAGGTGTCCATAAAACTATATGTGAATCTGAAAACACAGCACTATCACTACCATCTGTTACATCACAAGTATAAGTTACATTTCCTGTTGATGACTCGTTAACGGTTACCTCTGAAGTTGTTTCTCCTGCTGCATCACCACCGGACCACAAATAAGATGGAGTTCCAATAAAATTATTTGGTGTTGCTTCAAGATCAATATCTGTATTTTGTTCTGCTGTAGTTAATCCAGCAATAGTAACAGACCTACCAATGTCACAAGTTTTATCTGCAGTAGGTGTTAATTTATCTACTGTACATAATGTTGAGTCTGCTGAACACTCTAAACATTCATTTGGATCAGTTGTAGTTGGTTCTACTGGTGTAGATCCTCCAATTGAGGATGTAATTTCATTTAGTAATTCTATTCTAGATCTTCCAGTAGTGAAATCTGTTTCAATCTGGTTAATATTGTAATTGCGATCAAATATTGCTATTATGTCTGCTAATATAAATTCCTGTAATATTTTTATAGGTAGATAAGCATATACAATGGTTAGTCTTCTATTTTCCTTGAATACTTTTGTTATATAATCTTGATAATATACCTTAAACAATGTATTTTCAAAATCATTAGTATTAGTGTATTCATTTAATTCGTTCTTAAAATTTATATTTACCTCTGTTTCTGTTGGATCTATATCCACACTATTAGATGGTATATAGTAATCTGTTATGTCGTCATAGGTCCCTACATTTTCTGTTTCTAAAAATCTTATTGTTGTTGATGTTGTTTGTTTATAAGCATAAAACAAAAGTGGATTTCCGAAGTAAGGTTCATTATTATCATCTACAAACCAACCAACCTGTATATCAGATCCTGTTAGCCTCTCATACTTCATGTGTTCGAAAGGAATTTCAATAGTATATGTTTCTGAACTTGAGTCGTAATAATCATCACCTGAATACTCTTCTGTTCCCCAAGATATATTACTTATTTGCTCATGTTGTTTAGCTAGTTTTGTATCAAGTCCTGAATATTTAAATTCTATCTCCTTATATGGTAATGCTTTATTGACACTTGATTCACTGGTATCTAAATAACTTGTAATATCCCATACTGTAGTTGAATCTTCATAATAATCATTTAATGTTTTAACTATGATTGTATTATTATCAGTGTATGCTGTAAGATTAAACGCATTAAATATACCAGTTAAAAAGTCTATAACTTTCATTTCTGGCATTTGTTCAGATATTATAAAAGTTCTTGTATTATTAAACACATAACCTCCTGATTGCATTTGATAGGTGGCTGATCCATCTGGATATTGTAAAGCATCTAAGTCCCATTGTGAATTAGTGTTAAATGTTATTGATGATTCTGCTGATTTAACCCAAACCTCATAGGTACCATTAGACATATAACCGGTAATTGTTCCTTGAGTAGAATTAGTTACGTTTATACTTAAATCATCTCTTGTTATCCCGTTCTCTTTAATATATATAGTCCCAGTAAAAGCTGCGTTAGCTTGTATGGAAACTGAAAATTGAACTTGACTTGTTGCGTTAGCTACTGTTATCCTATCTCCATAACTTGTTACAATAGGTAATTCTTGGTTGTAGTCTATTAAAAAATTACTAATTCTTTTTTCTACTTGTGTATCTTCAAATACCTCACCTTTTTTTCTATTCATCCATAAATAAAGATTATAATAAGGTGTGTTAGTAGTATTAAAAAAATCTGTACTAAATGTTAAGCCATATTTATCTTCTATTGCTTTTATTATAGCATCTATTTTTATAGCGTACTTTAATTCACCATAATAAACTCCTTGGTGAGAAGTAGATTTAGGATATAGATTACCACCATTTGAGTCTGGATAATCTGTTGAATCAGCGTCTTGATAATATAATCTGGTTGTGTGTGAGATTAATGGTGCAATAATACCTGCTGGATAAACTACGTCTGTTGTTCTATCAGGATGTGAATATGTAATACTTGTTCCAACACCCTTTAGTCTATCCTTAACAGTTGAAGCATTATAAGTTGTATCAAAGTCAGATAACTCTAAAGAACTTAAATTGTCATCTCCTAATAAATCATTTAAATCTATTGTGTCACCAAAAAAGGTTATTCTATAGTTATTAGGTACTCCTTCTTTCAAATCTACTCCATTTAACTTTATCTTTCCTGTTTTAAAAGGTCTAGAGTTTAATTCTAATAGGGAATCTTTTTTAAGTCTAGCGTCAAAGCCATCAACTATAGAATAATTATAATAGTGTTTAAATACTTTGTTATTTACTTTTGATGCAGGAACATTAAAGGTTCTAGAAAATGCAACAAATATTTTAGATATATCTTTAACATTCTGAATCGATTGAATAATGTTAACTGATTCATCGTCAAATAAGTCTATTCTATTTCCTTCTATATATAGTTGTAGTATGTTCTTCATTACCTAACATTGTCTATATGTTCGTGAGCATGTTCTACTTGAATTGTATAATTAATTAATTTATCATTTACTTTTGTTTTCATCTGCAAGGATGGGCTTGTTATATTTACTGGATGCACTTGTGATTGCATAGTCATCCATACTTGTTCTGATAACATTAATTGCTTCATTGATTCATTCATTCCTTCATCTATAAAACCTGTATTTAATGTCATTACTTCTCTACCTAATTTACTTAACGTCTTATACTGATGAGATGTTTTTGAATATGTTCCTTGTGTAGATATGTTACTACTTTTGTATGATTCTTGTGTTGTATTTAATATCTCTGTGCTTTTAGCATCAAAATATATATCTTGTAATGCTCCATATTTATTTACAAAAGTAATTTTTATAGGATTATAATATGAACATTGTGTTCTAGATATAGTTACCGTTACCGCTGGGTTACCTACCGCTATAGATGTAGTTGCAGATGTAAATGAATTATATATAATAGATCCAGCAGCTAACACAGGTATGAATCCCCCTTGACCTTCTGGTACGTACACGGTAGTATTATCTTGCATCATACAATCTCCCGTAGAACAATAGTCTTTAGTCGATGAATCATTCCAATAATCCCAATATCCATCAAAGGCATTATGTGTAAATGTATCTGGGTTACCTATTAAACTCCCTGTAGCATTAACTCCATCATAATATTTTATTTCACCTGCGACAACAACCTTTTGATTTTGATAAGTACCAGTGTATGTGATATCTAAATAGTCTCTAACTAAATCAGCTATCTCAAAAGTAACTGTCTCTGTTGGGGTGTTTTTTATTATTGTGTATCTTAATGTACCTTCAATGTCTAATTCTAATTTTGCTGATGAGGCTCCTGCTCTTGTTTTATAAACGTAATACGGTGATCTTAGTAATATATTTGCCATGTTCTATTTTTTTTGTGTAAATTCTAAAAATTCTTCTACATCCAACCCATAAGCTTTTGTTAAATCTTTAGGTAGATCTCTAAATGCTTTTTCAAAAGGTTTAGTAAAAAACAAACTTGCTTTAATACCTTTGATCCATATCGATCTTGATATTATAAATGCTGTAGATTCATAGCTTAAAAACTTTCCTTTTTTATCTTTAAATTGAAATCTCCTATCCTTAACCCATTTCTTAATTCCTCCTGATAGTCCACCTTCTTTTCCTGTTCCTGTACCAAACTTAAATGGACTATTAGTTGATTCAGGGTATGTGCTTTTTGCTCCTTTAACTCCTTGATCTTGGAACTTACCGTAATCTTCCATCTCAAACTTTAAACTCATAGAGTTAGGCATATTTTTTACTATACCTTTCAGAGAGTTGTACAGGTTACCTGATACATTCTTATTCTTTCTAGTTAAGTTTGCTCTTGATTGACTAATAACATAATCTTTAAATGCTTCTAATGCTTGTTCTGTATTCTTAGTTAACATATTGTCATATCATTTTGTATTTGTATATCAAATGTTGCTACCCAACCTGCTAATTTGTTTTCGAATCTATCTACAAATGGCTCACATGTTACATCCGTGGTAACTTGATATTTATCGGAATATAGATCTCCTCTTTGAAGTAGGGATATTAATCTTTCTAACACTCCTAATTGTGTATTTAGTACATCTTGCTCATTATCATTACCTCTAAATAAGTCTGTTGTTTCTTCTTTGCTTATATCTACTATGTCCATACACATCACAGATATATTAAATGTTAGAACTTTAGAATTAATACTACATTGATTAACCATGATATGTGATAATGGAAATAAAGTCTGTTTGTTTAGATCAACATTATCGAAACTACCATACGAGACATTATTCACGAATGGTTCTGCTTCCAGAGCTTCTTTTATTTTTTTTGTTAGTTCATAAAATCCTATCATCGTGTTTTATTTTTAAGTATTCTTTTTTCTATTTCTAGTTTATCTTTTTGATAAGCTAAATAAAAAAATGCAGAATGTACATTTAATTCTGTAACAGATTCAATTTTGGTTGCATCTCCTCCACCCAAGCTATATATCGAGTTAAACCATCCCCACTTCCTAGTAAATCCTCTCTCTGCTGATACGTTGAATTCCTCGTCGCTTCCTTGTTCAAAGATTTCAGGATAGTTTTCACTAACTCGTTGTTTAAATTGTAAAAAAAAAGTATGCTTCCCATAACTATGTCTAGTGGCATCTTTTTAAATTTTTCATAACCTGTAGTTCCTTTATAGTCCTCTACTATATATGTTTCTTTATATACGTCCTTTATCGGTCTATATAATATTGACATTGCTTTATCCATCTTGCTCCAATCGCTAATTGTTGTATCTAAGTCAATATATTCTCCTAATGTAATTTTATCTAAATCAGGAATAAAACCGTATGAAACGTTATCCATAGTAAACGTAGGAACTAACTTTGATTCTTGCTCAAATAACTTATTTATTATTTTAACAACCTTCATAACACTGTTAAATTCTACTTTAATTACATTTTGTAAATTTAGGTTGCAGAAAATCTCTACAGTCTTATGTAATAAAAAATTAGAATTTTGGTTTTCTTCAGTATTAATTTTATGATACTTTTGGTATTGACCTAAACTAACATCTCTAAGTGAATCAGGAACCTCTATCTTTACTTTCATATATATACAATAATAATATATATTATTTGTATAATATAATATAATATAAATATATAGAAAAAGGGAACCGTTTCTGATTCCCTAATTCCAAACATAAAAACTAATTAACGAAAAAAGAAGTCTAAGGATTATTATCTCTCTTGACTTTTAATTGTCTTTTAATAGCTTCATTTGCATTATCATAAGCCCACTCATAAATCTCTAATACTTTTTGGTGATACTCAGTAGAGTTTTGAAAGTATTCTTTAACACCTACTTTAATTTGTCCTTTATACTCTAAAACAATTAACACTTTTGGAAATCTTCCAGGTCTATTAGGTTTTGGATATACTCTAATATCGTTTTTAATACACCATTTGAAAATCATCATCTCCTTCTCGTATTGTTTTTTGGTTTTCAGATTTAGACTTTTCTTTACTTTTAATTTTTTTTTCAAGTTGATTTATTGATTTACTTAATGGTAAACATATTTTAATTAACTCATTCGTGGAAAGATCTTGGTTCCTAAATATTTTACACTCTATGTTATCTAATTCCTTTTTAATATCCTCTAATGACATAAAATAAAAAATTAATTGTAAAAATCATTGTTACAGTCCAGATACCTAAACCCCAAAAGAAGTTTTTAAGTATTATCCTCTGTAGTTTTTTATCTACAGGCATATTAATATCTTGTTGTGTTGCTTTGTATATTGTTTTCATTATGGTAAATAATAAGTTAATGTTCCTATAATTCCTAAAAAACTAAATACTACAAAGTAGATAATAAAAGCCCATTTAATCATTTCTTTGTTTTTCATTTGTTTGTTTTTAAAAAGATGCTGCCCATTCACACTAGACTTACTAAATTCCTCACTAGGATAATAATCCATGATTGATATCGGTTTTAGTGTTTTTATGTTACTACGGGTTATCAGCATCTGTATTGTTTTAATGTTAAAGCTAATATACTACATTTATTAACAACCAATGTAAACAATTATCATTTTAACAAAATTTTAACATATTACCAAATATGGTATTCGCCTTTATTAGGATCTTGTAGTTGAGAGGTTAAAGCATATCTAGCTGCATCTATACTGTGATCTCCAGACATAGGGTTAGGTTTTTGTAGTGTATTACCTTGTTTGTCTTTCATCCAAACGTAGCCTTGTAATTCCTTTATTAGATTCTTAGATCTCTGAGTGATGTATATTTTATTTTGATTAATTAAATTAATTCCATACACTATACTATCTCTTCCTTTTTTAACTGGAAACACTTGATGTCCGTATGTGTTTAATTCTGCTATTGATTTAGGCTCTGCAGAGTCTGCCCAAATACTTCCTAATATTTGATTATTCTTTAGGTATTGACTTATATGTGAGTTTAGCATACCTTTTCTATATAGTACTTCGTCAAATATATATCCATCATCTAATTTATATAAAGCTATCACTGATGCTTCATCTACTGAATAACCAAAGTCCAAACCATGACATAATAACCTAGCGTGTGGTGGTATTACTTCAATTTTCTTCCAATCTGATATACATGCTCCTTCTAATATACCTATCTCACCTAACCCATACACTCTCCACCAATTAGCCCAATATGTACTTTTCTTTGCTTTTATTTCTGCTTTCTCTATTTCTTTAACTATAGACTCAGGTAGTTGTTCATTGTCTTTATATGTTAATGTAATAAAATTAGTATCTTCAGTATTAACTAACTCTTTATCTACCCAAAATAAATTAGTAGGGTTATAATCTAACCATATATCTCCTGAAGTACGAATTGATAGTTGCTGATATGCTTCAAAGTTAACATTATTACATTCATTAATAAATAAATCAGTTCTTCTAGAACCTCTTAACTTATCAGGTTGGTCTGTACTGAAAAATTCAATATAACTATCATTACTAAAAGTATATTTTAAAATGCTCCTATTGTACTTTTCTTCGCTATACCTGTTAAGACCTTTAAGAATATTTAGAAAGTCTTTTAGAGCACCCCTACGTAAATGAGGGATGGACTCTGATACTACACTAACCTCTAAACCTGGATTCCTAATAGCTTTGTCTATTAAAATAGATAAAATACAAATAGTCTTTCCAGCTGAGGTTCCACCTCTAACTATCTTAACTCTATTATTTAATACTGATAATTTATCAAATGCTATAGTCTTTTTGACTCTCATTAGTCAATAAACAGTGGTGTGTCTTCGTTTATACTAATATTTTTAGTCTCAGTAGGTTTTCCTGCATAATAGTTATAAAACATCTGAACATATTTAAAGTCTCCGGATTCTACACCTGCTTTTAATGCTTGATATGCAGCATCTTCTAATGGAGTTAGTTTCTCTATTAAATCTATCTCGTCTGCTTTAGATTTTCTACCTGATCCTATTCTTTTACCTCCGTGTGCCATAACTTGAAAAAACTTGATTAATCAATAATATAATAAAAAAAGTTATCATTTGTTAATTTTTATTTTATTATATTTGAACTATGGATGTAAATTACACAGAACTCGAAGAGAAAATGGCTACAGGATGCTACATTGAAGTGAGAGGTCCAAAGCCTGACTCTTACGAGTATAAACAAGCAGCTCAAGGGCTGAACAACAAGAGACTTTGGTACATAATTTAAATTGTAGCAAGTAAGTTTCTAATTAATGAATAGGCATTACATTTTTTAATTTTTATTTTATTATATATGGTTCGATTCCACATGATGTAGTTATTAGATAAATAACCTCACTTACACACTCTTCGTTGTCTGAATAGTCATTACATTTTTTAATAGCATAAGCTTCAATTGTTTTTAAATCACAATTTAACTCTGGTTTTTCACAGTTTATTAAGGTTAATAATAACAACGCAGAAAGTACTCTTGTAATATAAATCATTTGTTAAATTTCTTTTTTAATCTATCGTAGGTATTCATTTCCCAGATAGCATATTGATCCCTAAGAAAATAATACCATCCTAACGCTACGGCAAAAAAACCAATAGCTGCAAATATATAAATTATTGTCTCCATATTAAAGCGCTAAAGGTTTATCATCACTGTCTATCTTCTCTGTTACAAGACTCTTTAACTCATCGTACTGTTCTTTTAGTTTAACGTAGTTGTTTAATAGTTCTTCTATATTATAGGTTAATTTACCTGTTAGTTTGTTAATACCTATATATTTTTTAAAGTCTTCTAATATATCTTTGTACTTTCTATTTAATCGCTCATCATACTTTAACCAAAAGTCAAAGTTTTTAACTGCGTGTAATACAGTTGCGTGAGTCTTCCCCATAGACTTTCCTACGTGTTCTAAAGTAAACTTAGTATAGTCATTTAGTACTTTATAGTATATACCTCTAATCTCTACTAATTCTCTCTTTCGACAAGTTTGTACTTCAGGATCTGATAGATCTATTGCTGTGTGTTTCTTAATTATTTTTATAAGTTCTCGTTTTACCATAATTTTATTTTAATAATTTTTTTTTAATATCTATATAATATATATATTCGTTAATAGCCATTTGTATTCCTATACAAGCTTCATAGTCTTCCATAGATATATACATTTTTATCGCTGATCTCAAATGTTTGATCTTTGCTCCTTGTATTAAGTCAGACCACGCTAATGAATAAAAGTGGAATTCCTCACTTGTCACGCTAAAGTATCTCGAACAACGTATTCGTTTAATTGTAATTCTTTATTTACAAAATACTGTTCGAAGATCTTTAACCCATATTCTAATTTATCCTTTCCTGAGTTGTAAAATGATTCTTCACAATCGTATATACCAAGATCTCCACTTGATTTATCTATTACAAAAAAATAAAAATCCTTATAATCTACTTTAAATAAATTACAATATATGTACAATTGAACATCATACCCATACTTTTTTGCTGCCCACTTAAATCCTTTAAGATCAGAAGTGGTTTTTAAATCTGCAACGAATCCTTTTCCTAATACATCAGCTTTAGCTCTAAACGGATAACCATGTAGTATATCAAATCCTGGTTGTTCGAACTGAGCACCTCTAGTAAACTGTTGCCACATATCGTTTTGCATTAAAGCATCTACCGTATACATTGCTTTGTCATATTCTTTTCTAGTATATACAAACTCAGCACTTCCAACTTCTTTAACTTTATCTTTATACTTTTTTGTTACAGCTGATTGTACTTCTACTATATGACATAATGTATCTAATTTTTCTGGTTCTAATGCTGCTAAGTGAATTAGCCTGCCTGTTTTAAAAGCTGCATTATCTGATCTATAATTTAAAGCTCTAGCATATGATTTTGGTGAATCGATTAAACTTTTAATCGCAGAACTACTTAAAGCATACTTTCCTAACTCTCCATAATAAAAAGAATCATTATACATTTTTTCTAACAATATCTTTTTATCATAAACTTCGCCGTTTAATAATTGTATCTTTTCATATCTATTCTTTTTAGCGTGAATGCTTTTAACTTCTGGTATTGATATGAAACAAGTATTTCCTGAATTAAAACTTGGGTTAATATTAGTTAACAATGCGTCTATCTCATGTGGTTTTTCAAATACAAAATTATCATCTTTCACTTTTATAGTGACTCCTCCTTCTGCCCAATTTTTAAAATTGATTTTAGGAGTCATAAATGTTATGTTTTTCCAATTTGGTTTCTTAACTACTACTTTCATCTTTTACAAATGTATTATTTATTATTTTACCTTGTCTATTTTTAATTACTTCGTAAGCTGATTCAATACAATCAGGTACTGATAGGTTATAAAACCAACATAAGTTAGTTAATACTACTATCATATCTCCTACAGCGTCTTTAATTTCTGGTATATCTTCTTTAAGTACTGCTTGAGCTAGTTCTCCATGTTCTTCTGCTAATTTTATTAATTGAGTTTTAGCATCTCCTTGATCTAGTATTCCTTTTTGTTGTGCCCAAATAATTATTAGATCATAAATATCTAGTTTGTTAGGTCGCAAATTTTTCTCCAATTTTTAGTGATTTTCTTAGGTTAGACTTTCCACATAATGGCATCAAACGGGTTCTATACGTTGAGCCTTTAGGGATTTTTTTATTTTTATCAAGTAATACATCTGATTTAGCAATGTGATCTTGTTGACCATACCAACTACATTTGGATCTATCCTTTTTTACTGGAGTAATTGATCCAATATACCTACTACCTATATAAAAATCTTTAAAGTAACCTATTATTTCAAATTCTAATTTATCTTTTTCCATAGTTAAATATAAACAATTATTGTTCAAATAAATACTTTTTACTTAGTTTTTTTATTATAGTGCATTTCATATATATGTAGATTTTGAGCGTAATGCGTATAAAATCCTTGATCTGACTCTAAATGTTTTGATATTAATTGATGTAATTTCAAAAAACAATATGAATCGTTACAAAACCCAAACCATAAATCATTAGACCTCATTAATACAGTCATGTGTAATTTATCTGAATCGGGTGTGTAATAGAATTGAATGTTTAAGGTGCATGGAGTATCTCTACTATACTCATCATGTTCTTTACCATCATAAATAGTAATCAATGCTCGTCTTGAATATTTATCTCTTTTAAGTTCTTTAATTATATACTCTATTTGATTATTTCTGTTCCACTGATAACCATAATTAGAGTTGACATATCCTCTTTCATCCATGTGATTATACCATATTTTAGCAATTTTAGCTATATCTTTTGCTGATCTATCTTTTGATAAATACCATTGCCACTCTGCTTCTGCGTAATCAATTTTAAAGTTTCTAAAAGGGGTTTTTATTATTTGCTGTTTAGTGTCTATTATCGTAAACATTTGGTTAACCATAAATTTAGTTCCATTAGGACTAGGTTGTTGGGAATCTAATCTACTATATAGGTATTCAAAAGCATCTGTAGTTGTTTGGAATTGCCACATATTATTCAATGTTTTCTTTTTTTACTGGATAAATATAACCATTTTGATCTTTAAACTTATGTATTTTAGTATTATCATTCAAAATAAATTCACCTAAGTATGTTCCTGTTACTTTTGCACCTGCAAAATTAAACGTGCATAATTCTCCTATATTCACTATGTTGTCTTTTTATTAGTTCTTCTGTGTACATTCCACTAAGATCTATAACATCTTGCTTTGACTCGATGTATAATATTTGTTTTAGAACTTCATCTTTTATAAGCTCTTTGTTAGGGTCAAACTCCAAAGGTATAGCAGCCAAACAGTTAGATGCTAAAGTCTCATAGAATCTAAACGTAACCACATTGTCATTATGTTCTTCATCTGAAAGTATTAGACTCACTTTAGCTCTATTTAATACATCTAACAATTCTTTATGCTTTTGTTTTTTTATAAAAGGTATATTAATTTTTTTAGTTTTAAATCCTACTAATAAATTTTCTTGAGATTCTGGCATATATTTAACTAATTGCTTTTCTCTATAACTACCTCTTCTATCTCCATAATACACAACATCATATATTTTAGAATTATATACGTATTGTGGTGATGGGATTTTTTCTTTAAATATTTCTTTAAAATAATCAAAATAAATAAAATCATTATACTTATCGTCATTGTAAAATTTATTTAGATCTTTTCCTGGAAATAAATAAGTAGCGTTATCTAATAATTCTTGGAATTTATCTACTTGATATATATCTAATTTATTAAATCTTTCAAATACTACTTTCGCTGCGTTTATAGGTTTAATTCTAGGATCATTACATAAAATACCAACTTTACCTTTATAATCACATAATTTTATTATCTTCTCAACAGTGTCATTTGATAATATTCCTCCAAAAAAGTTTGGAGTTGATAATGACAGAAAAATCTTATTGAATTTATTTAAATCTGTTTCAAATATATCTAAATATTTTGGTTCATTTTTATTAGTTCTTCCTTTCTTTCCTATATAATACAAATCATATTTTTTAGAAAGATAAGTTGCCTCTAACCCAGAATGGTTATTAGGTACACACTGCAAATTGTTAAATATACTAATCAGTGCTTTCATTCTCATAATTATTTAATGCACCTAAATATGATACTGCATCTAAAAGATTATCTTCTTTATAATTATAAGAGTGTCTAGAGAGTTTTAAAGCCGCTAGACATATATACATATCTTTTGCGGTTATATGTTTACCTGTTGCTCCTCTAACTATCATAGCGGCTCTTTCCATTCCTTCTGAAAATGGTCCATACTCACGTTCTTTTTCTTGTGAGCGTTTATTTACTATTTTATTCGCTTGTTCTAATATGTTCATTGTTTTCTATTTTTAACTAAATTACAAAAAAATTCAATAACTTGTTAATTATTATTCTCTTTTTTTAACGATTCACTAAAGCTATCTAGTATTTCTTTTTCCATATTAGTACTTTTATTTTTAAGTTCAGCGATTTGTTTTTTCATGTCAAATACGTGATTTTGGAGCTTATGTATTCTTAATTGATATTCTTCTAATGCTTTATCAAAATTTCTACGATCCGTTTCTAACTTTGCTACATAAACACCTATTCGTGCTAAACAATCACGACACATTTTAAGGTCTTTATTTTCTGAGTCATTAGACCACTCTAATATTTTTTCTCCTATTTTATTAAAGTTTGTATTATACTCTATTTCCTCTATTAATCTTAACTTATTTGTACTCATTGTATATTGCTTTTAATTTATTGTAAATTGATCCAACAAAACAGGGGCTACAATTTGTCATTTGTTTTTTTTCTTTAAATACTCTATTATAAATTTTTAGTATTCTATCAGGATCTTTGATTTTATTTTTTTCATTATTAAATGTAAATTCTAAAAATTCAAATTCATCTTCTGTTAGTAGCTCAGGCATCTTATAAGGGAAAAGATCATTTAACTTCTTCTTTCTCTTATCACATCCACAATCAACATCCATAGCTTCTGACACTTTGTCTACTACCTTTTTTATTCCTGTTGCTTTAGTTATTTTTTCAATTGTATCACCAAATCCTTTATTTGCTTGTTTCTGTTGATATTGAAAATTAGCTTTAAATTTACTATATTTTGTCATAATCTTCATTTTTATAATCTTCGTAATCTTCTTGTAATTTATCTTTAATTATATTTTTTGCATTTTTTAACGTATTAAATATACTTACCCAACTTATTTTTGTCTCTGCTGCAATTTTTCTGATACTCATATCCGTGTTTCTATACAATATAAACAATTTTCTATCATACCAATGCCAGTTATTAATTTCTTCATCAATTTTCATACATATTTTGTTGTATGCTTCTTGTTCTTTTAAATCTGTTTTGTCTTCTAATTGAAGGAAACCATCGTCTATAGACACTTTACTAATTTTACGTTTTTGATTATAATAAGCATAGTATGTACTTCGTAAAGTAAAGTACATGTAACCACGTCTTATGTATCCGTTTTCAATAACCTTTTCTGGTTTAGCATATTTATATAATATTAAATAACTTTGCTGAACTATATCCTCTGCGTAATCATATTCACCAAACCCGTTTACGACTTTAATCCACTCTTGATGTTGTTTAGCTACTAACGCTAACCATTGTGCGCTCTTTCCCATTTCACAGTCAAATTAACAATTCCAATTAACACCTGTATGGTGTATTCATCAAACCCGTCATCATATTGTTCTTTGTGAAAAAGTGCTCCAATCATAAAACCTTTTATTAACGCAATATAAATATCTGCGTTTTTTAATTGTCCTATAATTAATGTGAGTAATGCTGTAATTAGTAATGCTTGTAGTATCAAAACTCTATTATTTTATTTTTTTTCATTAAATCTTTATCCATAAACGTAAAGCCTATGTTGTTTTTTTCCATCTTTAATTTTATTGGATTATCAAATGGTGTACATCTTCCACCTGTCTCCATTTCTTTTATTTTTAAAACACTAATCATTGAGTAAATCCAATCTGTAGGATGTGAAGTGTATCTGTGTATGCAAATCAGATCATCACATCTATTTCCCCATTTTCCTCCTCCTTCA